GTTTGTGCCTAGAACCTTGGCTGTAGTAGACTTTGTTCTTGCAAACTTAGTACCCTGCAAAGCTTGATCTAATACTCTTTCAGCTAATCTTGCCGCCTGTTCAGTGCTAGTGAATGAATTTGTTAAGCCTAAGTCCTGTATCGTTTGGGCGTTTGTTTTAATAAAGCTATCAAGCTTACCTGGGTTTATTGTGCCATCATAATTTGTAGCGTCACTTGCAAAAGATTGTAAAAATCTTTGCTGTAACTGTCCCATATCACCAGATTGATCACCCGCTGCATTTCGTAATGCTTGCAGATTCAGTAAGGTTTGCTGATCTTGACCAGTTTTTGCAACATCTAGCGTTCTAGTAGGATCAACGGTTATACCACCATCACGATCAAACCCTAGTGTTTTACCTACGAACCCTTGCGTAAACTTTTTATTTAGCTCCCTTGAAAATGCTCTTGCTGTTTTAGCTATATCACCCGCAACAGGATCTAAGTCTTTTAATATTCCATCAGCAACTTCAGAATACATTCGAGCGTCACCAAATTTCTTTTGTGCTCTAGCTTCTCTAGCAAGCTCAAGGTAACGACTTCGTGTTCTTAATAAGTTACCAGTTGTAGTCTCTCCCTTACCAAGATTTTTCTTTTTTTGATCTTTCTTTATGTCTTTTATAACTGCCTTCAATGGTGCAGGGAGTTGCTCACCGGAAGCAAGTGACGCTTTAACGTCATCAAAAGCACTCAGCGTATTGTCAGCTTGCACTACTAAATCACGTTTTACGCCTGACCAAAGTTGGTTTTCCGTTTTTCTTGCTGTGACAAGTGCGCTTTCTACTATGTCTCTAGCTTGCTTGTTTACTTGAGCACGATCAACATTAGGTAGGTTTGTTGCTTGTAAGTCTTGTGCATTCTTTGCAGCGGATTTTACACGTTCGTCCAAGGATTGTACTAGGTAATCTTGTCTAGCTTGTGCAGCTAATCTTACCAATTCAGGATCACCACTTGTTATTGCAGAACGGTAAGCATCATTAAATTCATTAATAGCTTTCTGCGTTTGCTTGGCTATATCCTCACTAATTTGACCCCCAGACCTAACAAGCTCATTCTCAATTGCTAAAAAGCCTTGGTTTCCTGTGATCTGTCCGGCTGTACCACTGCCCTTCGCGGCGCGTAACTTCTTAGCTTCAGCGGTAAGATCTGCACCACGATTTAACTGATCTGTCTGTACTAATCTGGCGGCCTCTCTTTCCTTGCCGCTTGGCGTCAACGTGCCTAATGCTCTTGTAAGGTTAGCTGTTAGAGTTGGCAAAACAGTTGATAAAACAACAGGAGAAAATGCCCCTGCTAATTCGCCATACATTCTAGCTGTCGGATCACCTGGATTGGTTTGTTCTGCAACACCCGCACCAATTGAAGGGGCAAGTGCTAATCCTGTCTCTACCGCCGCTGTAGTTCCTGGGTTTGCCGCCGTAGTCTTTATTATATCGTCAACAGTTTGTGATACTATATTTGATTTTGGTGCAGCTTTGGCTGTCGCGTCTACAGCCGAAACTTTCTTTGCTGCGCCAAAAACAGGAAGTATCGTTCCGACTGTTTGACCAAAAACCTCACCGCCTTGAGCGAATGGTCTTTGATCTTTTGGTAAGCCCTCAATGTCTTTGTAACCTAAATCTAGCAAACCCGACATTGCGTTTCGTATAGATTGAGAGCCGCCTGGTGGGTTTTCTGTTATGGGGCCAAAACCTTGCTCACCAGGAAGTAAATTTAATAACTTTGGTAATTGGTTTATTGCGTCAACAGGAGCACCAAAAATATCAGCCAAGCCGACATTGACCCCTCTTCCGGCCCCTTCGACTTTTTCTGAGGCTGTTGATGGTCTAACCTCAAGGTATGCTTTCTTAACAGTCTCAAAATCGGGCGTACCTTTTTTATCTTGGTTATCAACTAACCACTGGGCGTATTGTTCCGCTGTAGCCATTAGTCAGTCACTCCTAATATTTTGTCAGCCTGAGTTTGGGCAGCACTTTTCTTGCCGCCTGTGTTGCCGTAATTTCTTTCAAACTCTATTAAAGACTCTCTTAGGCTTGCGATTAGGTCTGGAAATGTATTTACGACATTAACGGACAATGTTTTTTGACTAGCCGTTAAACCCTCTTCACGCTGCGCTGATACTGCTTCTCTTAGTTTTTGTTCTAAAATTGGGACTAATCTCTCAATCTTTGATTTCATTACAGAGTCATTATCATTGTCTTTCGGCAAAATACGTTTTACGTCTTGTTGCGTTCTTACTGACCCTTGCGAACTTATTTGCTTAACTAAATTAGGCATAACAAGGCTTTCTAAAGCCGCTAGATTAGTTTTCTCATCTGTCCTATCTGGGAAAGCTGTGGCAGTTATAAAACCCAATCCCTTGTTTACAATATCCCTAAACACCCCAGGAACATCACCCCCTGCCGCCAAAGGAATATCTATAGGCGATATTGGAGATTTAGATGCGTCACCAACTGGTATTTCAAGCCCATCACCAATCAGATTGTTTGTTTGCTCAATCTTTGTTGTAGCTATTATTGCACCTTGACTAGTAGCACTATCAATAAGGTTTTGTTGAGTAGCTTCATCTAGAGCGAAAACCGTTCCGGCAGGGATTGTTCTACCGTTAATGGTAACATCTTTAAGAGATGAAAGGTTTACTAAGCTTGTTGACTTAGGATCTTTTGGCGTGATGCCATAAAGTGCTTTATTCCACTCTTTTGATCCCTGTGTAATTCCATCCTCAAGTAAAGACTCACGTTTTTCTTTAAATACACTTGGTTCAGTGTCTTTAATGCCAAACAATGCTTGATTATACTCATCTGTTCCTTCATTAAACCCACTTGAAATTAGAGCTTGTCGTTTTTCTGCAAAAGCAGATTCCCTTTCAGGAGTAATGTTAAATAACGCTTGTAGATAATCTGCACTTCCTTCTTCTACTCCCGCATTAATCAATGCTTTTTTCTTTTCTACAAAGGACGAATCTTTGTCTGGGGTAATATTAAACATAGATTTGTTGTATTTAAGAGTACCAGGAAGTATACCCGCACCTTTTAAAAGGTTACTTTTCTCTTGTAGGGTAGATAAGGTTTCTGTTTTTACTGCATTAGGGAAAACTCTTTCCCCTTTGTTTGGACCGTCTGTGTAACGCAAGAACAAATCAACCCCTTTAGCTGTTCCTGGCTTCGCCTTTGCTGTAGGATTAGCAAGAATGTCTACTTTGTTATTAAGCTCATTAATCTGTGCCACCGTTCCCGCCGGAAGGCCTCTATCAGCCAACTCATTAGCATCAAGATTTCTATACTTATTTGTTGGCTTTCTTTTTTGCGCTTCTAAATTAGCAATCAGTCTTACCGCCGATTCAGGATCAGCGTTTATCAATTGCTGCATTCTTGGATCATCACCATATTCTTCTGCTAGTTGCAGCAAAGCTGCCTTACGCCGTCTGTCCTCTTCCATCTCCTGAAAGCTGCCATATGTGCCTATTCCGGCTTGTATCGCTTGAAGTGGATTCTGACCGTCTAATAGCCCGATACCAGTAGTAAGCAGCCCAAGATTTGCAGGCATACCAAGTTGACCAAATCTGTTATTAAAGTTGTCAAAAATACCCATTATATCGCCCCCATCACTTCATTACTCAACGCTGCATAATCAAGCATCAAAAAGCCTGTCGGGTGTCTATAAACATGTTCAGGATAAAGTTTTCGTGCCTCTTGAGCCATGAACCCTTCAGTTGGATAAGTCTCAAAACGGTTCTTTCTAGCTGTTTCGTTCCACTTCCATTTGTAGACATTCAAGCCGTTAGGGTGCTTACCAAGCAACTCTACATCTTCTTTAAGTCTGCTATCTGAAAAAGCAGCTAAAAGAGTTCCGATTGTTGCACCAGTAGCAGGGGTTAAGGCAGGGATAGCAAGAGTATTAGCTAAAGTAGCTCCTGTTAAAGCCCCGCTTAAAGCATTAGATAGAGTTGATGGCCCACCACCGGTCTGTGTCGTAGTCGTGCCGAACATTCCCTGCCCCATGCCAGATGCAGCAAGAAGCGCATTAATACGGTTTTGATCCAATGTGTTTTGCTGTGCAACTCTCGCTCTTTCAGCATCAATAGCCGCTTGTGCAGGGGCTTGCTGCATTGCACCAAGATCCTGAAGTGTACCAATTCTGCTTTGATCTGCACTAAGCAATCCTGGTAAACGACTTGCCGCCTCCAACTGAGCCGCTGAACTTGCGCGAGAAGCGCCAAGCTCGGCATCACTAAGCATCCCCGCCGCCCTCAGTTGCCTATCTAAATCTTGTGCAGCTAATTCAGCATTAGCTCTTGAGGTTGTAATCTGATTACTTGCCAACGCTTGTGAAGCATCTAATTGTCTCCCCAAGTCAGTTTGGTCTGCCCTAATAAGGTTATTAGCAATATCTGTATTCTGACCTAAATTCTGACCAAATGCCGCTGATAAAGCTCTTGTAGCATCTACCTGATCGGCAAGGTTGGTTTGCCCACCACGAACAAGATTAGAGCCTACCGTCACATCCCTAGATAAATCATCACCTGAAACATTGCCAAGTGCCTGTGCAGCCGCTAATCTGTTTGCTCTGTCTTGCTGTAGGTTCTGCGCTAATATCGGAGCCGCTGCGTTTGAAACCCCTGCCCCTAGTGCTCCGGCAAATGAGTCTGAGCCAAGTCTACCACCAAGAGCATATTGAGAGGTTGCCTTATCTACTGCACCAGAAATAGCACTGTCTAATTGTTGTTGTAAAAATGGGTTTGTGCCGCCATCAACGGCTAATTGACCTAATAAACCTGTAGCTAAGTTTTGCCTGTTTTGTTGGGCAGTAAGCGGGTCAAGACCTGTTGTTTGTTGCGATAAATTTTGTAACTGAGCAACCCCTGGATCAACGCTACCGAACAAACCCTGCAAACGTGAAGTGTCTACAACTTGATTAGATAGACGGCCAAGGTTTGCACTATCAAAACCTACTTGACCAGAATTAGTGGCAGAAGTCATACCGCTTAAAGCACTTGGGTCAAAGCCAATTCCGGTGTTTCCTTGAGCAAAATCAGTAAACGTATTCTGTGCTTGATTTATATAATCTGGACGATTTACTAAATTACCCGCACTAGCAAGCGCCGCATCTTGCAACGCAGAAAACCCTGCCATTGCGGGGCCATCATACGCTGTTGGATTAAACTCAGAAGTAGCCTTAAACGCGGCATCAAACGGATTGTAGTCGGTATAAGCCTGTTCTAATGCAGCTTCTACAGCGGGGGGAAGGGCTTGAACATTTGTAATCGTTTGATTTTTGCTTCCCTTACTCATTTGTTAATTCCTTTTTAAATGTAATATACGATTGTTCCCAACCCTTCGGCTGTAGGTATTTAAGCCATGCCCTGCGTCCATAGCCCTCTAGGTGAGAGCAATCATTTCTTTTTGCATGTTCTTCGATTGCGTCTTGAGCCATTCCTAGCCATTCCTTAATTCTTGTGCCGCCGATAAAATCCATTGCCAGAGCTTTCCTCTGAGGGTAGTCAATTATTCGTGTGGTAATCACGCCAACAAACTCCCCGCTATCTTCGTCAACAGCCACCCAACACACGTAAACACCCGCTAGTGCAGCGTCATAAACGTCTTTAATTCTGATTAATTCTGGTGAAAGGCGCACAGCCTTATTCAACAATGGGGCCACATGCTGCCACACTTTAGGCAGTAACGGAGCACCAACTGGTACTATTTTCATTTTTATCCAATAACGATGTATATAAACGTTCTGTCTGTTTGAGAGTTATTAGCGTGAGTTATTGTGAAACTCTGCTTTGCTCTTGTAGATAAGAACATTGTGCCGCCGCCTTGTTCAGCCGCCGCATTTGCTGTCGTTGGGGTGAAAACAATAACGCTTTCAGTCCCCACACGGTAATCTGTTATAGTTGTCGTTGTTGCATTTGCAGAAAGGGTAACTTCCCCTGCCGCATTGATTTTGCCATCCACCAAAAGATTAACAACATTTGCTGTTTCTCTAGGTGAGCCACCGCTTGCCGGAAGCTTTACATAATTTATCTCTGTCATCGTCTGCCAATAGCAACGCTATCTACGTCAACGCCTAAAGCATACCGCCACGTCCCACTAGCATTAACCCTTACGCGGTGATAACGCCCATTTGCTCTTACTGGACAGTTATTATCTGCATTAAGGGTTACTGCACTACTAAAGCTTGGTGTGTCTACTTGTCTTGAACGAGAACCAACCTGTACCGTTATTGTCGGAGCCACATCTTTTGAAGTGACATAAGGGGTTACACCTCTTACCAAAGACTGACGTAAAGGGGCTACCTCGAACTCAGTTGTTTCCAAAACGGCATTTAACTGAGCACCAGTAAGTGTCTGAAGCTTTTTATCCTTACTTGCGGATAATTGGAAAAACCCACCCGCATAAAAACGAGAGTCCAGTGAAGTAGTTAATGCGTCCAAACTACTGCTTAAATTGTCTAAACCCTCTACCGTCATGTTTGGCGTTAATGATGATCCTAAAAACTCATGGTCCAAATGTATTATTGACCATTTTTGCACAGCATAATTGTACACCAAAATTCTATTTGGTTCCCCTGTGCTTTCACGATCTGCATAGGACCACATGACAGTTTGTGTCTCAGGATCAATAACTGAACTAAGTCTTTCGATGTATTGAAAGTTCACATCATCAAAGAAAAAGTTATCTACCTTTTCTGCGCCAATAGGAACCGACTGACTTCCGTTAAAAAAGAAAAACCCATCATCTGCCAAGTAAAATACTTGTGTCGGCCCTAATGCAGCAACTGAGTTGGGGTAATTACAACCATGACCAGTTTCTACCTTTTCAAATGTGAAAATGAGCGGAGAACCAACATACTGCATACGAGCAATAGCTTTTTCCAACAAAACCACACCAAATTCACCACCGACAAGCCCTGTAATATGCCCTGCATCAGCAATGTCTTGAAAATCAGCTTGCGCTGTTCCTAACGTCCAAGAGTTTGCATCATTTATTTGTGACCAACGCACTCTAGAACGATATGTATTGCTTGAGTAAGTGACATTTGCCGTTACAACAAAATCTCTTACTACTGCTAAATGATGAGCCGCCGGAGCACCAGAAATAGCGGCAAAAGCTGAACTACTTCCAATAGTAAATTTTTGCAGTACATCTGAGTCACTAGCACTTGCTATAACGTCATTACCAAAACGAACAAATTTCCATTGCTCATCACCAGATAAACTATAACCGCCGGAAGCACTTACATCTGCTAATGCAAATGTGCCGTTGTTCATCTTATATAGCTTGCCGGAATCTCCTACAAAGATAGAAACTGTACTAGCGTTATCCTTGGTTGCATGTATGCCTCTAATGCGATTGTCAGCCGCCGAACTTACTTCAGATAATCCAAAAAAAGGTCTATAACCTCGCGCAGCCGGAATAACGTTTTGCGCTACTGTTGCACCTGGATTATTTAAATCTGACTGATCTGGTAGCCAATCGCCAAAGGGTATCATTAAGCCGCTTCTTTCTCGTCTAAACTGCCTTTTAACATATCTACAAAAGCTTTTTGACCAACCCTGAGTTGATCTAGGTTAAACTCTGCGCTGTTTATTTTTTGCTGCAATGAGTTGATATGATTAACCATAACCTTTTGCTCATTTGTTAATTGATCTTCCGAATATTCTTTATCGTCTATCGTAATTGTAGCCGTTTTTTCTTTAGCCATTTTTACTTCCTTTCTAATTATGATGCCGCATCGCTAGACAAGACACCGTACCAATTACTGCCCCCATCGCGTGAAACGAAAACAAGTATATCGGTCTCGCTGTTCGCTGGAGCATCTGGCGCACTTCCCCCTGCCCACCGAACTGTATTAGGATATGTGACTGTGCCACCGTTACCTGTAAGTTGGAGAATAAAACCGTTAGAGTAACCAGTGTCAGCACCACTGAATGTAAATGTGGTGTTGCCCGACATTGTGAGGCTAAACATACCACCATTATCTACGTTACAAGTTGGCGTTGTTCCTGATAGTGCAACGTATTGTTCCTTAAGCGATCCATCAGATACGAACGTACCACTGCCATTGACATGCAGACTGAGATTACCGCCAGTACGTAATTCAATTTGATCGGTATTAAACCCAATAGAAGTATCGGTATCACCATCGTGAAAAATTTTATCACGGAGATACATGTCCTCAACAGCCTCAATAATATTGCCGTTCATATCTAGGTTGCCATTAAAGGCTTCAAAACCACCATTATCAACACGAAATCTTTCACTACCGCCAGTAAAGATTTTTACGGTATTACCAGTAAATTCAATATATGTATCAGTATCTCCAGAATGATATATTTCACCTTGCACGTTAAGATTATTAAAAGTTGGTGACGAAGTAGTTTTAACAGCTTGATCAATATTACCTGCAATGTCTACGCCATCTACAGTGCCAGAGACAGTTATGTTACCAGTTACGTCTACAGCACCCCCAAAAGTAGCCCCTGCATTAAAAATAGCTGCCCCTGCTTCTGAAAAATCCAAGGTAAGTGCGGTTATCCCAGAGCCACCGTCAGTACCATTAAATTTCATATCTTTATCAGAAATTTGTGAGGCAATAACTACATCACCACTAGATTGAAATATTTTAAGATGCTCTGTTCCTGCATCCCTAAATC